CCAGAAACTATACGAATATCAACATTCTTTGCCATACCAGTGGTGTTTGCTTGAAGAACAATACCAGGTTTTGGAGTTGCATTAGTGTTCTTTAACTTAACGTCTTCCAAGCGGAGATTTAAGCATGCAGTAGTTAAGTTATTAACATTACCAACAATGAAGTCACCTGCAATATCGATATTGCTTAATACAGCATCATTAACACCAAGTAATCTGATCTGGCTATTTTTCTGTGTACCAGTAGTACTAGCAAAATATTTCCAACCATTTATTTTTAAACCAGTAGCAGCTGCTGATGTGATAATACAATCAGTAGCAGCTTTAGCAGCAGCGTCATGCCATTCACCATTAACAATTTGGCAATTAGCACCAGTAATCGTAATTGGACTTGTTAATGCATCAATATTTGTAACAAAATATGGATTAACTAAAGTTACATTAGCTGCACTAATTGTGATGCCGGCAGAAACTAGCGTAGAAAAAGTGAGGCGAGCTCTGTTAGTACCTTCGCCTAAAAATATAACAGTCATCCCAGCGATATTAAAGAGAACACCTGAAGCAGCAACTACACTTTCAGCATGACCAGCAGCAAGATAAATAATATCACCTTGAGATGCAACACATTGTGTAACAGCAAAAGCCAATGTTGCAAATGGACGAGTAAAAGTACCTTTGTTATAATTCGAACCGTTTACACTATCAACCCAAAACACATTTGCTTTTGGATTAATAGCCATATTTACAGGGATATCGCGAACAGTAAGACCATGCGCAAACCCATGCGGATATTCTGAATAACTCATATATATATTCTCCTATTAACGACGTATTACGCCGCTTTCTTCGAAAGATAATTAATAAGTAGGAAATGGATGGGAGTTAAATACTCCCATCCATATTCATTCCCCCTATTACGGGCTACCACTACCAAATACGCCTCTCCAATCAGACCAGCCGAATGAATAGCGCTCTTTAACTTTAAACTTCATGTTATCTGTATCGAAATCATTATCATCTGAAAATATGATAGGACTTCTTTCAAAATAACGTAAAGAATTAGGACAGGTTGTCAATACAAACCACATATTAGGATCAGTTAAGAAGTTATTAATATAAATACCTTCTGGGAAACGACCTTGACTATACATAGCATTAATGTCGCGTTCTGCTGTGTCTGGTCTCTGTGGATTTCTTAAAATTCTTTCTGCTTCAAACTGTAACTGTAAAGGAACTAATAAAGCGGTTTCGCTCAATGCCATCTTCTTATTTCTAGAATCACGAGTATCTTGAATCATGATAAGCATGTCTTCTAGAGCACTTTCAGATAGGTCGGCAGAAACAACAAATGTATTGCTCATGTTTCCACTTTCCGAAGGATGTAAAGTGCTAAGTAAAGGAACACCATCACCGCCCACATATGAACCACTAACCGCAAAATTAAAGATATTTGCGCCATTGTAGTTCTTGGTAACAGCCATTGAATAAGCCAAGCCTCTGGTTTTAATTTCAGCAACTGTCAAATATAAATTATCTTCTACTTGTTCTTCAGTAATGATGAAACCTAAACCATATACTGTATGTTGATATCGAGCTGGATAACCTTGTTTGATATCATCATATATGATCGAAGAACCTTCACTTTTTACCTGAGCAAGGCCCATAGTAACGATCTGTTGATCTTCTTCATAATTTAAATGTGAAACACTATGTTCGTATAATCTGCTCCATTGATCGGGCAGTTGAGCATATGCATCACCAAAAATCATATTTAAGCCTGGACGCATCAGCTTAGGTGTTAAACCTCTAGTAATTATACCCATGAAAAGTCTCCTCTATTAAACACCAGCTACTTGTTTATAAAATTGTTCATTCATCATCACAACCAATTTTGTGTACAAACCAAATTCGCTTCCTGGAGCAAGTCCAACAATCTTTAATTGACCATCGGAACCACTCAAACTAGCATGATTTAGTTGCATACCTGATAAGCCAGTAAATGTGTTACCAGCGCCAACAACAATGTCTGCACACTGCCCAATATCAGCAGCAATACAAGTTCCATCAGATTGAATCGTGAAAAATGCATTGTAGTTAACGTTTACCCAGACAGTCCTTGCAGTATTAGCAGGACGATAAATTTTTTCTAAATTGCTAGGGTCTTCGCCAAAACCTTCAACCACGCCTAAAACAACGTGCGTAGCAGTGGCTTGTGTAACGACTGGAAGATATCCAAGTTTTAAATTTTCAGAGAAATCAGCAGTACCAGTTAATTTAACAAAATCCCCAACATATAAAGCAGTAGCATCGCCAGCTAGCACAGCAAAAGGCAATAATTTACCACTAGCACTACCACCAAAGGGATCCATCAAATAACGAGCACCAAAAACGGTATTAATATTAGCCATGTTAAGCCCTCATGAATTTTTTATAAAAAAAACACGCAAAAAGCGTGTCGTTTTCTTCGAAGTTTTAATTAATAAAAATTATAATAAAATAATATATTATTTGATTATTTCTGATGTAGTTATTACATCACCATAAATGTGTTCTTCAGGTAGGTTGGCAATATCTTTCTTGCCAATTGATTTTTGTATTTCTCGTGGTTCGTCTAACTTATAATGCTGTATCAAATTGTATTCTTCGATTGGAATGCGTAATAAAATCTGAGAATGGCCAAGAGTATGACCTTTTCGCCGTATGTCATGGCCTTCTTTGTCTAAACATTTAGAATACCCGTTTTCCAAGTACATATCAAGGTTTGAACCTCTAGCACCATCAATATTTGACCAGTGAAAATGGAATCTCTTGTCGTTTTCATTAATTCCATGCTGGGCATAATTAAATTGTTTCTTTCTAGTTAGGTTTTTCGCCCTCTCTTTAGCTTTAATTCTCCTGTCTTCAGGTGTTTGTACAGCTTGGATTTCCACCTGTTTTTCTATTTGTTTGTCACTAGCCATGATTATTTTCCTCCTTTAACATTTGGAATGCCTTTGCCATCAATTGTATTATTTTTAATTAATTCCCGAACATAACGCGCCCGATATTCATTAATATTAAAAGCTTTATTGTTTCTTTTAGCCCTGAATTCTTCTTTCTTTGCATAATATTCAATCAATTTCTGAGCTTCTTTTGGTAAAGATTCATAACTAGGTAAACCATTCGATGGATTTCTTGTGTTCATAGTTGTTCTCCTATTTTCTACTGGAGCAATATTGTTAGTAACAGGTTTCGATTTATCAAATATTTTTGCTACTTCATTTTCAATATGTAACATCTTTTCAGATAAGGACATATCGCTTTTTTTAATATTCAATTCGTTTTCTAACGCTTTTGCATATAAAGTTTTACGAGCGCTCAATTCATCAGTTCCGTTAAACCACTTATTACGTCCTACAAATTCCGTTACTTCATTTGGAACTTGCTGAGCATTTTCAGCCGGTGCTTGCTTGCTGGGCCCTGGAATTGCTCGCAATTTGGATATACTTTCGTCCAATTCCCTAACTGCATTAACATCTGCTAATCTAATAGCATCTTCCTTGTCTTTTTCTAATTTATATATTTGAATTTCATTAGCTCTAGCACGCTCCTCCCTCATCATTTGAAGCATTTCAATTTGCGTTTTCTCCATTTGCTCGATCTTTCTACGCTGTTCTTCAACTAAGGAGAGCGTTTTATTCTTATCATTCCAGGTTTTCGCATCACGCCAATTAGCTTCATCACCATGATATGCTTCTTTAGGAACCCACCCTGTCTCGATTGCTCTGAGCTCTATATCTGTATAAAACGATTCGGATGTATCGCTTTCTTGCGGGGGACTGTCTTCAATGTTTAAATGTTCCTGCGCTACTTCATCTGGCAAGACGTTTGTTTGCTCCCCATAATCAGATGTGTCTACAATTGAATCATCTTGACCTGGAGTCTCAGTTTGCTGATCAATAGCTATATCCATCGGCGACTTTTCTGTTTTTTTTCTGGCCATGCGCACTACTCCTATATTTTAATATAATTCATTTATGAGTTGCTTCTTTTTTGTCTCAAGAACACAAATCTTCATTTAATTCTAAATAGTGATCCATTTTTCCAATGCATTCATCGTCGAGTAAGATACGGTAAAACACCCCATTGTAAACAAGAGCTTCACCTGAGTATTTTATGAATTTAACAATGGTACCTTCAGGAAAATCATCTTGCTCACCTGGAAATGCCAGAGGCCCAAGGGAAATGATTTCACCTTCGGTCATTTGATTTTGAGAAGTCGAAGTAACTGAGTCTGGCATAAATATCCCCCTAACTTCATTTATTGCCGTACGCTCTCTAACAATAATATAGTTTTTACGTGGCCTGATTTTGCAATTATTCATCGTTGTATTCCCCTATTTGTTCTGCTAAATCATCAGCCGTCAAGTTTAGAATTTCATTTATTAACTGCAACTTAGCACATGTTAAATGGTATAACATGAGTTTTTCATCTGATGAAACGTTAGAAAAGGCGTTGTTTATAATAAATGAGGTTAAATCATCTGCTGTTACTTTTAAATATTTAAATAAAATCTTAGTTACTAAGTCTTCATGTCTCCAATGATGATATGCAAGCCGGAGTTCTTCTATATATGTTTTTGAATCTTCGTTTTTCTCAGTTAAATTACTGCTCATTGTCTCACTCCTTATTTTTATTGTTTTTCATTTCTTTTATTATATAACACTTGCTGTTTTATCTTTTAACACTTTCATATGGTATTTCTAACCAAATCAACGGCTTATAGCATAAAACTAAACGTAATGTCAAACATCATTCCACGTGAAACAAATCAGTCGGTTACAAAATGTAACCAACTGACCTTAACTTATTTTGCTTGCCCAATTTGTTGAAGCATTGCCTGCAATTCAGGGGGCAATTCTGGTGCGCCACCTTGTTCTTGTCCACCGCCACCACCTTGTGGGAGTTGTCCACCTTGTTGCTGCGCTTGTTGTTGAGCTTGTTGTTGAGCAACCATTTGTGGCTCTTTAAGTGGTATCAATCCTATAGCCTGATTAATTCCGCTCATATCTACAGGAATTTGAGTTTTAGCGCCCTCTGCATCTACTATGTTTTCGGCAATCTTGACATCTTGAGGCATGGCTCGGCTTTCCGCACTTGTTAAAGCCGCTACGGCATTAGCTTTGCCTATAGCTCCCTTAATTCCTTCGGAAATAGCTTTGATCTCAATTTCTTTTTCTTTTAAACCAACATTTATAGCATCCAAATCACCATCGCGCATAATCTTGGCTGCTCGCATGTTTGCTTCGCTAGTTTGCGCATGAGCCAATTCGATTTGAGCCTGCAATAACAAGTCTTGCGCGCTTGGTTGGGCTAATTGTTTCTCGTCTGTTAGAATCTTTTCAGGCTCCGGAATACCCAAAGCTGTTAAATATCTAATAATAACTGCACGTCTATTAATCAAAGGTGTGTCCATCTGCATAAGAACTTGCAGTTTGGCCAATCGAACAGCATCCATACCCATGGCTGGATTTGCTATAGGATAAATGCTAAATCTTTCATTTTCATAGTCTTTTTGTGTTATAAACCCTGCTTTGGTCATTAAATCCTTTTCAGGATATAAAGACAAATACTTTTTGTTGATATTGAACAAAATAGTGAATTCTTTTCTTAAAGATTCATACAATCTTGTCAATATACTGCTAAATATCTTTGAACCCTGCTCAACCAGCGTGACTACCGATGTTGCCGGCATCTGTGCAGATTGTGGATTGCCCATCAGAACATCACTTATGTTCGCAGTCTGACGCCCAAAATCTACGAGGAATTGAAGCAATGACATTAGCGTTTGTGATGGTTCTTTAAAGGGTAATGGGAATATATGGTTGGATAAACTTCCCATTCCAGCGCTAAAGTTAACAAGTTTCCATTCTCCAGCGCTAAACTGCATCTCGCCCTTTCTTAATCTTAAATCTTTGCTCAAGAATCCACCTTGCAAGTTAGCTAGTGTACCAGAATCGATTAATTGATTCGTAACGCTGTTAATGGCGTTGTTTAACTGTAACAATATCTGACCAAAACCCATCCCTAAGAAAGTGCCATCAGGAGAAGGCAAGAAGTGATGCGCCGCATAATATATTGATGGATTGATCCTAACTAATTCATCTTCAGCATTAAATACAAAGTCCCTTTCATCAAAGCGGGCAGCAACTCGGCATACTTTCTTTGTTTTACGCATGATAGTAACAGTATAAGGTTCACAATAACCATCATCGTCTAAGTCCATAAAACAAGAAACTTCCCACAATATATAATTATCCCGGCTATCTTCTATGCTTGATGGCAATTCTTTATCATCATCATCTGATGAATAGTTACTGTCCACTTGAACGCCACTTGATTCATTGTCAAATGGGAGGCCGTCCAAGCAATCTTCACTAAAAACACCAAATTTAATTCGTTCTATAACTTCGTTACGCGACATCCTTATAACATGAGTGATTCGCTCTGCTTTCTCAATCGAAGATACATCGTTACTTATGATGATCTCAGTAGGCAAACATAAAAAAGACGCGGGTTTACGCATGATAGGATCATACGACCATTTTCTAAAAACAGTTCCCACAAGAGGCAAGGCAATCAGTAACTTGTCAGTATCACTAACCCAGTTTTCCACTGTTTTCATTGTCTGAAGGGACATGTGATCACTAAGCCGTTGCGCTGATTGTTCATCATCTATTGTGGGTGTTCCGCTAATCGCAGCATATACCGTTTTATTATTCTGAATAATTTCGGGCATTATGCGTGCGTTAAACTGTACACATCCTTGAAGAATGAGGGGGAGTTTTACATTGGAAGCTTTATCAAATGGATATTCTTTAACTGTAATCTTTTGACGTGCAATATCCAGGGCGCCATTGTACTTGTCCATCCATTCTAATCTTGAGTCATCATCAACGCTTACTTGTCGCTCTAAATCTGTACCTAATTGAGCAAGGAAGTTATTATCTAATAATGGCGCTATGTTTGCTTCAGAAGCATACTTCTTTAACAGCTCAACATTTGCCTTTTTGTGCTCATATTTAACCCCACCTTGCGACTGCTCTCTCGTATAATCAAATTTTAATATGCCCATTGTAATACTCCGTTATATTATTTTGCTTATAATACGCCTTAATAACCTGTCACACCATCGGCTTTATTCCTAAACTTTTTAAATTCCCACTTTTCTAGAGCTTCTGCCTTTGGATCAAATGTATGCGATAATTCTGTCTCATAGTTGACATGTAGATTAATATACTGCCATGCGTCGTGACAATTATGTACAAGTAGTCCATTAGCAAAAAAGCAATGTTCATCTTCAACCGTTATATCGTATACGTCTTTTAGTTCTGAGCATAAGCGCGTATCTACAAGTGTGGCCACATGTTTTGGTCTTTGTACGTTTATGAACAAAAAATTCTTTATTACATATAACGCATTTTTTAACTTTATCATTAATAAGCTTTCTGTATCTTTCTTTTTCACTACAAACTGAGGAGCAATATCCTGCGCTATAAGCTTCATATTCTTTTCCACATCTCCAACATTTAAATACTTTCTTTGTTCTTTTAAGCCAAGATTTTTTACCATTTTTGCTGTGCCACTCCAAACCCTCTTTAGTTCCATGCCAAGCCTTCCCCGAAGTTCTAGCGGCATCAAGGGCATGTTTTTTGAGCTCTGGATGTTGTATATATCGTTCTTTTGTATGCATACGGTTGTGTTCAATAGTGGACATAAGTTCCAAATTTTCAATGGTATTATTAAGGCTGTTACCATCCTTGTGATGTATGCACATCTTCTTTGGAATCTTCCCATTGTATTTTTCCCAAATATATCTATGTAATTCAATTGTGGTTTTTCCATTTTTGTTTTCATAATATTTTCCATTACTACTAAGCGTGAACCATTTATCGTCAATCTCAATGCCATATTTTTTTCTTCTACCCGCAAATGCACAATTGCGCGAGCAATGTTTTCCTTCGCCGTGATTAATCTTCCATTGAGATGTTTCAAGTTCTTTTTTGCAAAATTTACAAACAACTTTAACCATGAGCAACCCTTATTATTAATACTTAATAACATATCATTAATGGTCAACTTATTTATTTCTATCCACCCACGATCTGTAAATATCTTATGCTCTGGCGTAGCTACTAACGTTGATCCATTACTGAACGTATATTCATAAACAACTGCATTCTTTCGCGCCAACCATGCATGGGTTACTTTGCGTGCTCCGCTTGGTGTTAATACCATCATATCGGGCTTTATATCTTCAATATTCATTTCTGAGCAATCGGCCATCATTACTTTAGTTCCAGCGATTAAACAATCGCTGAATGGATGATTTTTGTAAGGTTCCTCTGTAAATTTCTCTTCTCCAATTATTTTTACTCTTCTATAATAATATTTTCCATTAAATCCTTTACGTAATTCCGGACAACCAGAACGACTGATAACAAGTAAAGGCTTGCCCTGTGACAAACGAGATAAACGTTTTGCTACTGCGTCTATTCTCTGTGAAATATTATTAGTTTGCGCAGGAATAACTACAGAACCGAAAAATTCGCGCAGCTGAACATCGCCATGGTCGGTTTTCGCGATATCAAACACTACCGCCCCAAGCCTCATCCCTTTGCAATTATCATGAAGCCAAGGCATTACAGCATCATTACACATTTCCCTAATTGTCGTGAACTCTCCGCAAAATTCTTTGATACCAACAAGCACCGGCCCCTGCATCTGTCCGATTATAAAAGCAGGTGCAACAGTGCCTAGGTCAACGCCAATAATCAAAGGTGATTTATAATCAATAACGATATGATCACTACTATGAATATCATCGTTATAACTATAATAGACTCTTTTCTCATCACTCAACGTTCCATATTCACCCATAAGATAAACTTGTATAAAACTTTCTGATTTGCCCCAAGTCATCTTTATATATTCTTGCTCACCATTTTGAATATTTTTAAGGTTCTCCGCATTAGGGTTAATTATATATTTATCATTCTCCTTCAATACTGCTGGTGGCTGTACGAACATTGTATATTCTTGCGGCTTATCAACTTCAAATAATTTATATATCCAGCTCGAAACCTCAGGTGGGTTCGTATCAGCAAAGATGCCGCACCAGTACGCAACACCTTCGGGCATATCTTTAAGGCTAGGAAACCGAGGAAGACGGCCACCAGAGAAGAAATCAAGCACCATGCGATTAAGTTCTGATAGTTCATTTAAAAATACCCCCGTAACTTCGAGTGATTTTAAATGCTTGGTAACGTCACTAACGTTATCTAATGCAATGGGTAGCAATTGCATCTCTACCTTGTGCGTTTCTTCAGTACCATTTTGTTTAACAATAGCATTGAATGTGTGATCTATTGTAAAGCTTTTTCCTTCCCTCCATCTCATCGAGCCTAGGTTAGCAAACCACATCTTCCACGTGGTTAATGTTGTCTTGGCTAAATCGCCGTAGGTATTACGGACAATAGCCCACCTACTCCGCCTTATCCCGTCCTTACATGCCGCCATCTTAACCGCTCTGAATACAATCTCTGCACACATCATGGTTGACTTACCACTGCCTACGTGCCCACGTATCACCCGTACGCGATCATCTGCTCTGTGGAACGCTAGGGCCGTAGATGTAGGCCTATATACTGTAGGCTCGGGATAATCGGGAACGATTATAGTATAGTTGTCTAAGTCTATAATAACTTGATTGTGATTTTCTTTGACCGAAGCCGCATACTCCACACGCTTCATCAGCTTTGACATTTCGCGGGTAAGCATCGCGCTACCTTATTTTTAACTTCTCTAACCGAATAATATAATCAATGGTATTTGTTGGTTCTAGTTTGTTTATCTTTTAATCTTTCTAGTAAAAGCACAAGTACAAACATCCCAGCCGCAATAAATGCAATCAATAATACAAAAAATATAATATATAAAATTAATTGTTCCATTGTTATTCTTTTATTTTAACTTCCACCTCTTCATATTCGGCGTCTTCCTCTTTCCAAAAATCTTCTCCGGGAATCATTGCAATCTTAATAAACATCTCGTTAGGCTTGGAATGCTTTTGATAACCTAAATCAAAATAGTCTACTATTTCATAAAGAGCTTCAATTAACGCCTCTCGCTCACTAGTAAGCCCGTCACAATCTTGGTCAACCTGCATGACCTGTTCAAGAGTTAGAATGCTTCCGTCATCACAATCCACATCGTACGATAAAATATAGCCATTGCTTATTTTCCTAACTTTGATTTCATGTCTCATTTGTTTTTAATCTCTCTTATTGAATGGATAGGCCAAAGCACGGCAAATAACAACAGAGCACCAATGAATATCAAACCACGTAAAGCGTACGGCAAAAGAACTAGCGCAAGAATAGCCGCTAGAATATAGACAGCGATCATTTACCACGCCCTTTAGCTTTTCTCTGCGTAGCATATGAAGCAGCAATCGCCATCTTACGCAGTTTAGCCTTTGGCTTTTTGCCTGAATGTCCAAATGTGCCCTTCTTCTTAATCGAGCTCATGGCCTCTTTAATGTTCTTATTACGCGTTGCTTTGCTAGCGCCTTTTTTCATGGGCATATGATTACTCCTATTCTTGAACTGATATATATACTTTATTCTTTTTAGTCTCTGGATTGTATCCTAAACCTATAGGTGGGGAGCCTTGCCATCTGCAAGGTTAAACCCCTGGTGGCAAGTACCTCGTTAGCACGTACATGATTGGTTTTAAGCATCATGTCGTAGCACTCCCCATAATCGTTACTTCTTGTTAGTTGCTGTTCCCGTGCCTTTAACAATTTGTAAATTATCGATTGCATTTAAACCATCTAAAGTACGTGGAATTTCTTTTGGAATTTTATGCGTAGTAGGTGTTGGATTAGATGCCCCATGTCTGCGCTTGCTATTGTTGTAACATTTAGCCATTGGTTATTACTCCTATTTTCTTGATTCACTTCTTGTTTTATTTATAAACTTATGGTTGATCACCGCTAACATCACCAGTGATCACTATTTCATTATCGTCAGAATCATAAGCGCCAACTATTTCATCAACGCTGACAACGTACTTACCTAGAAATTCACCATCATCTGGATTGTACGCCTTGATAACAAATTTGCAGTTATTTAATTCTGCCAAGTTCATATAAAGCCCTTTTGATTGTTAAAGTTATTTAAGCATTGTTATCTTACTTGCTTTTTGCTTCCGCTTCCATTTCTTTAAGTCTTGTATAGTAATCGGGAATTTCCAACAAATGCGCTTTAGCTATACCCTTAGCTACCTTGGGATTATTAGTATGCTCCATCTCAGATTTTATGCCCATCTTGAGTTGGCGAGCATCGAATTTGTCATCGCTTACATCAGCGTGTCGTAGTTTTAGCATAAAATATTTCTCCGAATCTATGTTATACGTTGTTGTTGGGGCTAGCTCACGTGAGCAAAATGCAAGCCGATATTATACCTTGTTGCTTATGATAGCATCGATTTTAGAGTTCATTGCTTTGATGTTCTCTTCGATCTTTTTAATTTCATGCCTATAATCACCGTACAAGTCTGGAGCGTAGCACGCCGCCCGGAAAGCATAATGTTCTAACTTCAGCCTGGCGCGATTAACCGCAGTCATACGTTCTTTAGTAAGCAATCTGATTTCTGCTTTAGAATCTAAAACTGGGGCTTCCCAGAATTCCTCAATGTTCTCTATAGTCTGATGACATTTTTTCATATAATGCTCAGCTCTATGTAACAATGCTCTACTAAAGAGCTCTGCGCATTCTTCGCTGGTTTTTATCCACTTATAGCGCACAGTCCAATAAGATACATTTTTGCCCACAGCCTGTTTTGCCGCCTCTCTACTTGCATCTTCCATAGAAGGCCACTTATCAACATCACTATATGACTCATCCAGAACCTTTAAAACAAGCTCTTTTTCTTCTTCTGTAAAGATATCTCCGACCGTCATTTCGCGCGACTCCTGCATGAATTATTGTGTGTTTATTGGATTAAGCTCAAACCAAAACTCTAACTATTCAAACACTCTTAGGGCGCCCCATTTGCCCTCATTTTACCCCTGATGTATAGCTCTATATTTTATACTATATTACACAAAATTAGCAATTTCCTTCATTTATCAATATTTGAATCTTACCAAATTGACAGAACAGAAAAATTTATTTTAAGCATTAACAACTTGCTTAGTATCTAAAAAATTAGCAGAGCAGGACGGGAAAGCTCTAAAATAGTCCATTAAGGGGAATCAATTTCCTTCAGATGAGATAACAGATAGCCGTTATTAGTTATTGTTCAAAGACTCAAAGACTGTTCCGAGACTATCGAATGTCTTTCCCGTTGGGAAAAGCGGAAATTTCCGTTTTGCTAGTGCCAATAAGTCAGAAAGACTTTTAGGGCATTTTAAAGAAGGGAAGATGAAGGAAGATGGGATAAAAAATAAATCGGTGGGGTGCTTGACATATTATAACAACTGTTATATTCTCTCATTACTAGCTGTGATAACAATAATTATAAAGGTTGTTATAAAAGAAGGGCACATTTTAGGAATATAACAATCGCGCAGCTAGTACACTTAATCAGAAATTTAATTTAAACAGGAAACTAAATCATGAAAAAGCTAACAACAGTATTACTTTTGCTGTGTATTTCTAGCATTGCGCTATCTTCAGAGAGTCCCCTAGACATTGCCAATAGCTATGAAGCACAGGCGCAGGCACAGCAAGATAGAGTTAACGCACTGAATGACGCGCTAATTGCACAACGACAAATGGAAGCATTAGGGCGAATAGCCAACACTTTAGAGAGAGAAGAGTTCTCACGAAGGAACGGGGGTTAATTTATGTACATTCCATTATTTTGGCTTGTGGTTATTTGGATTTCTTTTTGTTTTTTAATGGCGAGTGATTAATGCGATCTCAGATAGCAGAAAATACGATCATGGAAATTAGAAAGATATTGAAGCATGTTGAGAAACGGCAACACTTGGCATCGGAACTAAAATTAAAAACTCACGAGGAGATAGGAGATGGAAGAAGAGACGAAGTTACGAGCATATCAGCAGAAGATAGCGGCGATTCCGAAAGAGGGCAGGACTGATTACGAGGTAATAAAAGAGATTTTCATGAAAAACAAGTTAGATTATTTGTCAAGCAAATTCTCTTTAATAATAAATGGGATCACCTTGGCCTTTGATGCTAAAGAAAATTTAACCGACATTGTTTTATCAAGGAGGCTATAAAATGAAAATTATTTTATTACTAAGCATTATCGTTTTTATTGTTTTTGCTGGAATGAAAATTCAGGCATGGTGGAAATTAAAAAACAACATATTTGAAGATATTAAAAAAAGCGGAGAAAGTAAACTATGAACCTAATCGCAATGATGGATGAAGCACACGAACAATGGCGAGAGCAGCATTTCATGCAGCTACAATCTCGCAAGGTAATGGGTCAACCGATGACTGAAGAAGAAAGGAAATGGTATGCCGACTATGTAAATGAAAAGAACTACGAGTTCAATTTTAAACCCAGCAGTTGTTATAGCTGCGGTAAGGATTTAAGTGCATATCCGAAATCGGTAACAAGTTGTCCGCACTGCCATAATTCTTTTGTTGACTGATTCATGATTAGGCGTGGGACAAAATGAAAAACTAGAAGCATATGCCAGGGACTGTTCATTTGAACAAGAAGACTGTTCATTTGAACAAGATAAAGGAGGATTAAATGTTTAAAGATATAATTATCACAGATGTAAAAAGGTGTATTAAAACAACAAAAGACATTAGCAATATGACATGGGCACAGAAGAGAAAATACATATCCATAAGAAATGCTAATATAATCAAGAAGATAAAGCTAGGAGCAAAGCAGATTGACTTAGCCGAAGCCTTTGGATTGAGTACGCAACGCCTATCAGAAATTTGCAGAAATGAAAACAGAAGGATTAATGCGCTAGTTGCAACCAAGCGAATTGCCAGGGTTAAGCTAGCGAACGCAGATTAAACACAACAACCAGGGAAGAAACAACAAACAAACGTTGTTACTCCGTTGTTTCCTGACTCGTGCCGGCCGAGTGGAGAGAGTCGGCAACTTTTTGCTGGCAAAGCTGGCATTTTATAAACTAAAATGAGGTATTAAAATGGCGGATCCAATAGAGGCATCTTTAAAGAATTTATTATTTGCAATAGATATGTGCATTTTTGCGTTAAAAAACAAAGAAGAGACAAGGGAAAGATGTACAAATAAAGTTACAGCGAAGAAAGTCAAGGCGAAGAAAGGGGACTTGATATTAATGAAAACAGGTAGAAATCAAAGGGTTGTTGCTCTGCATAGACAAGGGCTTACCAATAAAGAAATTGGGGATAAATTCAAGATTTCCAGCACACGAGTTTGTCAAATAGTTAAAAAACATTCGTAAATAAGTGAGGATAACCATGAGCCCCCTCGGCTAATGATCACCCTCTATTTCCTCAATGCAATTTGTACCACGGAGATATAAAATGCAAGATAATTTATACATAATTGTGATCTGGTTGGCAATAGGTTTTTTTATTTTACTTTCTGGAATGGTTGCATTAATTGGAAAGACGTACCGGAATATTGTGCGAAGAAGGAACGAAAAAAAATATGCATCATGCACCATGGCCTACCGAAAAAAACAATATAGATCAATGTGATGGGAGCTTGATATAAGCGATTATATCTAGATATTACAAGGGGGAGCTCCCAGCTTCCAAATATAATCCGTGCTTGAATGGCTCCCTGCCATCCATACAAATTCAGGTGCGGATTACTTAACTAGCATAACAAAAATAATGTTCTTGATCTTTTCGAAATATCGCCTGTATTTCGCTCAGGAGCCTTTTAATGGGTCGGGGGTGCCGAACGTATGCCAGAGAACAGATCGTCGCTTGTACACCCATAGGATTGGCTTTAAATCGATTCTAGGACCATATTCTTAATCTGTTTTTGAATTTTACTCAAAAAACCCTACTTTGTCACCAGCTAAAGTTGAACTTCAGTAATATCTTTGGCTTTTTCGAGGTATTGTTGAAAATCATCAAGCAAGCCGAATGTAATTATCGCTGATCCCGGTGCTTCGACTTCGTGCATTTCAATCAGCAATTTTTTAACTTGGCTATCATCCTCATAAATCAGCCCAATGAAGGAATCGATCAAAAGTTTGCTGAAATTGTCCACATCCCTTTCCCGATTATCAGGCGGGTATAAATCTAGGATTGCAAACAATTTGCTGAATGGCACACCCTTTGGCACCATCTCGAATTTTGGGAATCTCCTCTTGAACTGCCATTGAACATCAGTCTTGTATTTGGCAGCCTTTTTTGAAAGATGCCTATGACCCCCGCTTGCTGGGTATAGGGCGTTTGAGCTAGGAGGGAATGAGGAAAACATGATTAAAGGCTCTTTAAGCCCCTCAGGAGGCATGATCTCCACCTTGGGGTCACTACCCCCTTCCAAATTTATAAAGTTCCCCAGGAAGCGTCTATTCGCCTTTAAACTCATTATCGACATTCCCTAGGTTAAGATACAGTTCGTACAAAAACTTGGCCGTTTCTTTGCCATGCTTCCTGGCCAAGTAGATATAATACTCTGGTTTTTCTGGATATCGTGTTTCTTTTTTAACTTTTTCAACAATGTTAGGTTTCTTCATGGGTTTTAGTTTCAAGCATATTCCTCCGGGTGGGGTGGGTAAGTTTTTTTAATTCACTGATGTGATATTCGGCAATCTCGCTAAGTGGCCTCGAAGTCGATGGGCTCGGTATTGCCTCACCTTCTTTTCCTTCTTGCTCAACATTTGCTTGATTTTGCATTAGGGAGCCCCCCTATTATTTCTTTCATTGCATTGATGCCAACCTCGGCGCTTTTAATTCGCTCTGCAGTTTTTGGGACTGGCGGACTTGCTGTATGAAACTCATCTTTTTTCTTTGGCTCGGGACGCTCATCAGTCCAACGTTTATTTTTAAGCCATGTTCCCGGATTCATCCAAGCCGGAACAAGTTCTTTTTTTTCTTTTGAATTTTTTCTTTCCTCTTTTTGAAGTTTTATAGATTCTAAAATCTCCTGCAATAAAATTTCATCTATTTTTAATTTATTAAAAATCTTATTGGCAGCCTCTTTTGATCTTTTTACTGGGTATGCTTTCCAAAAAAAATCAAAAAGAGAAAGACACCCCAATTTTTCCGTTTTTGAAAAATCGGGGTGAGTATCTTTTAATGGATTTAGTTCAGTGAGTATAGTTAGAGTCCGTTTAACGGACTTCCGGGGTCCGTTAAACGGACTTCCTAAATCTTCAGGATGTCCGTTTAACGGACTTCCTGAATCTTCTGTGGATAACTTTTTGTCATCATCTGAATTTGTAACTTTTATTTCCATATCTTTAATAATAATTTGATAAATAGTACTTGCATTTCGTCTTCTTTTTTTCTTTAAATAACCGACCCCTTCCAAATATTTTATAGCTTCTATAACCGCAGTTCTTTTGGAGCCACATTCTTGGCATAGTAATTCAATGGAAGGGAAACATCGCATCTTTTTATCAGCATGAAAACAAAGCCATGAAAAAACCGTTTGGCGCATAGGAGGAAACCCCTCAATCATCTTAAGAGGAACATTGCAAAACGTTCCCTTTTTCTGTTTAAGCATACCACTTCCTTTCCATTATAATTTCAAAATTCGATTCAGTTTTTACTTTATCAAATCATTTGAATATCATTTTCCGTTATTTTTGAGATTTTTATAATCCTCTCAAGCTCGGCAAAATTAATTTTATAAAAACATTCTGCGATTTCTCCTCTATTAAAATTTTTCTCCACAAAAATAAATTTTGATTTTTGAAGATGATAGATTAATGATTTGATAGTATTACGTGACCAAAAAGGGAGATGTTTTTCTAAATCTGGGACTGAATAACAAGCTTGTTCTTTGTCTTTTGAATTTGATATCAAAGTTTCTAATTTTTGCAAAAGGATAGCTTCACTTAAACCAATTAATGAAGCAAGAGAAGGAGAAACAAAAACACATTCTTCATTCATAAAAAAACTTGACATAAGCATTCCTTATGTGCGCTTAGCGAAGTGCTCAGGTGTTTTAGGTTTCTAGCTTTATCAAGGCCAGAGTGCAAAGATTCAACCATTCTAGAAGAACGGATTTGATGCACCTAAAGCACTTCGCTAAACACATTGTAGTTTGATAATTAAATCTTTGCAGCTCAATTATCATTCTGCCTTATGCTTAAGTCAAATTAAATTTCACTGAAGACTGGAAAATGGGGAAGAAAAACCATTTCAAATAAGATTCGATTGTTTAGTAAAGGCGAATTTAATTTCGGTGGCAAGATTGATTCATGAGCCCATTGCCCGGGTTTTCCACATCTAGTCATTTTTCGATAATTCCATATTGTTCCCTGATTCCTTGATAATTCCCTGATCGCATATTTTTTACCCTATTTTTCAATTACGCTCCACACATCGCAACAATCCTACGGATTGCTGCCTTTAATAATTATTAATTTAAGGAGCTTCTATGACTGAGACAAAACAACAAAAATGGGCGACTGTTCGACAAACGGCTGAGATATACAAATCTTTTAGCGAGGGATCTCTTCGTTACTTGATTTTCAATTCCAAACAAAACGGACTAGAGAAGTGCTTGCGGAGGATTGGGTCAAAAGTGCTTATTAACTTGGAGCAATTTGATGCATGGATTGACGGTCACAAGGAGGAAATGCAGTGAACAATAAAACAAAAAACCCAGCGCTTAGCGGCAAACTGGGTTCTGAAAAAATCGGCAAAAAGAATAATATAACTCTTCTTTACGACGTCCAAATAATTATTAAGCGAAGCTTCTTAGATATTGCCATAAGCATTCCTTGTTAGGTCGAATGCTTATAGTGAGGTGCCAAGGTGATTTGAAGTGCGAACTTTAACCTGTCATTGGAGACGGGATTTGATGCACCTTAAACACCTCACTATAAACACTCTTAATTTCTGATAATTTCGTAAAGCTCGCAGCAACAATTATCATCCTACAAGGAACTTATGTCAATATTGAAACTAGAAATAATCTTTCTTAATATCATCTATTTTTATAATAATATTAAGCTTTGCTGCGACAGCCACCAACTCGACCGCTTTATTCAAATTAATCTTACTTCTTTTGCGTTCAAGATAGGCAATCAGAGGTTGGGAAACATTCAATAATTTGGCAAGTTTTGCCTGTGACAAACGGACGGTTTCTCGAATCTGTTTAATTATTGTTTTATCTGGATCAAATCCAATTTTAATCTTGTCTACCATTTTTTTCTCCAGCTGTTTATCAGAAAATATATCACATCTGTTATAATTTGCAATGCAAATATTATTACTTATAGTTGACATATCCAATAACAAGTGTTATATTTCTGTCGTTGTAAATAATAACATGTGTTATTAGAAATATTATAAAAGTTTAATAAAATTCAGGAAAAACAGGAAACAAAAAATGGCAACAAAACTACAATATTCAGACCAAATCAAGCTCCAAAATCGAGTTTTATTTGCGTCAAATCCGGTAGAATCAATCGAGGCAATGACCCTAGATTTCAAAGATTCTTTTAAAAGATATGAAGGAAATTCACACGATGGCATAACAAAAGATGTTTTTGTCTACAGTTTTATTTCCTCACTTCAAGAAAAAATAAAATTATTAAAAAAATAAATAAAAGGAAAATACAAAATGAACGATACCAAAACAACAAATGAAATGAGTTTAGAAGAAGTTTTTAATAATAATGTTATAGCAGAACCGACGGCAAATGTTCCGGCTGCACTATCAGTTGGATTGCCAAGTACAGCTACTAACGAGACAATTTTAAGTGCAGCAGAGAAAAGAATAGATCTCATTAATAAGATAACAATCCTGTGCTTGAAAGTTACAAATCAAAATGATTGGGAAAATCTCGGAGGGAATGCCTACTTAAAAGCATCAGGATGTAAAAAAATAGCTAGGTTATTTGGCGTAAGTTCTGAAATAAAAAATATTACGAAAGAATTTTCAAATGATGATAAAGGTTCGTTTTATATTTATACATATACAATGCTGTTTCACCTGAAAAATCCTTCTGGAGCGATTGAAACAATTCAAGAAATTGGTACTAAGTCTTCGCGAGCTCAGTTCTTTGCTAAAGCTGGTGGCGTTTTCAAGCCAAGTTCAGAGGTGGACGAAACTAATATAAAGAAATCCGCGTTCACAAACTGCTTTGCTCGCGGGCTCAAAACCCTCCTCGGCATGGATACTTTGACCTTCGACCAATTGCAATCATCCTGGGCCAATACTGAACATAAGGTTGAAAGAATCAACAAAATTACTTACGCATCTGGTGGGCAAGGTGGCGGTAAAATATCGGAAGCACAGGGCAAGCGCCTCTTTGCAATCGCAAAGCAAGCTAATATTACAAATGATCAACTTAAAGATTACTTGATGACAAATTATAATATCGATAGTAGCAGAGACATCGAAAAGAAAGACTACGAAGATGTATGCGCTTGGGCACAAGCTGGGGGGAAATAAATGCTATCAATCCTCATAGATGAAATCGAATCTAAGCGGGAAGAATCTCTGTCAGCCAAAATCAAACGATTCCCCGCGGACAAATTTCGGGCTTCAAATATTTCTTCTTGTGATTTGGAATTATGCCATTCGATACTTAGCTGGAACGATAAGTCTCTCCATAATTCCAGTTTGCAAAGCAGATTTGATAGAGGAAATCTCGAAGAACGAACGGTAATTACCGAGCTATTAAGTTTAGGGTTTTCAATAATCGAATCACAACAGCCCTTTGAGATAAAAAACCGAAATGGTGAAGTTATTTGCCGCGGTCATATAGATGGCAAGATTTCGTATTTTGATAGGATTTTCCCCATAGAAATTAAATCGATGCATCCCAATATTTTTGCTTCTATAACCTCATTGGCAGATTTTTTAAAAAAACCATTACACCGGAAATACCTGGTTCAGATGCAACTATATTTGTATGGAAACAATCAAAGCGAAGGTGTTTTTATCTTATCCAATTGTTTGGGTTCATATAAATTTCTTCCTGTAATTCTTGATCTAGAAGAGGTTGAAAAAATAATAAGTAGATTGGAGAGGCTATGGGATGAAAATATAAAAACTGGCATCCTTCCAAAACCTATGGATTTTGATGAGAAAATTTGCGCCTATTGCTCGTTTAAGCACCTCTGCCCGTGCCTAACGAAGTATGAAGGGGCGACCATGATTGACGATAAGGAGCTTGAAAGCAAGCTTGAACGACGCTTAGAACTTAAGCCCCTAGTAGATGAATATAATAATCTTGACGATAATATAAAAAGCCAATTTAATAAAATTGGTGATATATGCATAGGTACAGATTGGATAATCAAAATTAAGGAATTTGAGAGAAAAAATTACAATGTACCTGCTGAAATTAAATCTCAATATGAACAGGTAAAAAAATACTTTCGCGTTGATATTATTAAAATTTGAGAAAACAAAATGATGAATCTTACACAGCTATTAGGCTGTAAACACTGTTGTACCACTAATTAACCGGAGAATAAAGATGGAACCAGTAAATAATAATGTAATCAACAACCAATCTAATGTTGCAAACAATAGATTGGCAAAGGTATGTGTCCACTTCATGACAGATGTCTTGCAAGATAAAAGTAGCACAACAAAGAAAAACTGTAGCAATATCTATTCAGCCGCTCAATATCAAAGTGAAATTACTGCTGAGCAACAAGCTGCTAAAGACTTAGATAATAGAAACTGTCCTCCTCCAATATGCGATTAATCAATAATAGAGAAAACCTATGAAACTAAAAAATATAATGCCAATGATAGCTAAAGCATTTGAAATAAGCTCAGCAATTAAACCTGCTCATACAATTAAACCTGCTCATATAATTAACAATGTGCATCCAATAGTTAAAATGAACTTGTTTACTGCAAATACACTTAAATTAATAGCTGATGCATCTCAAATTACATCATCTGTCCAACCAAAGGCCCCGCAATGATATTAAGTTTTATACGAGAAGCAAATAAAAAGTTAATAGAAAAAGAAGCTACAAAAGAAGAAAAAGAAATAGCTTACAAACAACAATTAACATTTCATAAAGAGCATCCAAAAATAGAAACACGGCTTATACAATACGCTATCTTTAAAGCTGAATTTACAAAAGAATATAAAGAGTATGCTAAAATAGAACATAATTATCTTGCTTTAAATAAGTTCAGATTATTTGTTGCTGATGATTTGTTAAAAGTAAATGCGCCAAAAATGAAAACCAGAAGATTGACAGCTCCGCCGCCATCTCCGGAAGTCCATGCACTACCAATGGTGGAGATTAAAATATGACAAACTAAGGGAGGAAACAATGCAAATCTTTAACTTTTCGAAAGCTATTAATGAACAAAAAAAGGCAATGGCAACCGAGACAAGTTACACTCTGTTTATTCCCATAAAAAGACTAAAAGAAATAGAAGTGAAAACAATTATTCATAGACAAAGATTATGTTTTTATAAAGAGCATAGTGAATGTGAAGTGTCTTATCTACAAAAAGTAATAAAGTGCGCACTTGAGACTGAAGCTTATCAAGAGTATGCGAAAATCGAACCGAATGATCTTGCGCGGAATAAATTCTCTTTGTTCGTAGCTAGCGACCTACTATTAACTGGAAACCTTCCTAAACAAAAATATAAAAAGTTAGTTAATTACACCCCATTACCTAATATTAAAAGTATCACTTCGTTAACAAAAATGGATATAACATGATCGACAGCATATACCTTGAGGAAAATTTAAAGAATCAATACAAGGAAATTGAAGAAGCAAAAAAACAAACAGAAGAATTAAAAAGAATCGCTGACACATTTGAAAAGTTAGTGAAAATGCTAGAGATGTTAGATAATACGGAGAAAAAATAATATGCTCAGTAGATATTTACCATCAAACTATAGCTGCATGGGAGAATACCTAAAAGAACATCCATGCGGCGATCGTCATGCGCTTAGAATGCTTACAGAAATTAAATATGCATTTATAAGAAAGAAATTACGTCCTTTTATTGCAGTTCTTAATGCTCGCATATGGGTTTTAGATGAAAAAGAAAGATTAAGAAAACGTAAATTAAAAAGAGAAAAAAGAGCTAAGGCAAATATTCAGAGGGCTAAATTGGAAGAAACTAAAAAGATTTAAAGAGCTGGATTGAGAGCAAAAATGTGGAAAGAAATGGAAGAATAAATATTGCTTATCTAGATTGCTCGCTCAACTTACTTTCAATTTCCCTGATTTTTAAATGAATAATCAACAATTCTTCTGTCATCTTCTGCTTGAATTCATTTAATTTTTTTTGCGTTCTAGCAACTGGACGCTTACGAATAAAATCATCAATAACCTTCATTACTATTGCCAAAAGCGCGAAAAAACTAATCCAACTAGGCGAACCTAAATCCAACCAAAATTGATGGAGCATGAATTATGTCCTTTAGTCTTGATCTAATTTTATATTACATATCTGCACATAAGCAGAATTGTGTTTGTAAATAGAAACAATCGCGCGATCTGACAAGTTTTCAATATCATGATTTGTAAGAGTTATAATGCCTGTATTTTGACAAAAAGAATTTATGATTGGAGTGGTAGAACATCCCCCCATCAAGAATAAAGATAACAAAAGTATAGTTCTAATTTTCACTTGAAAACTCCTTCTTCATCTTTTCTCTAATCTCTGAAACACCCAATCTGTCTATATTGTCATTCTGTTTTTTAATGCTTGCAGCCTGTTCAACATTCATCTTCAATTGCTCGATTTGCTCGTCTTTCTTACCTTTATTCTTACCATAAAGAAATGTAACTAACAGACCAAAGATAGCTGCACCAATAGCTGATAATATTGCCAGAATGTTATTCATGATTGTTATCTCCGTTAACATTCATATTCGTTCGCTCTTTAGTTAGCAACGTGATACTAAGGAGAGAGGCGCAAAGTCCAAACAATCCTACAATGATCGTACCTATAAGAGATGTTGACTGCACCTGATGTGCCAAACCATAAATTACACATACAATGCTTAGCACTATAGCTACAAAACCAACCACAAAACCCGCAAGCGTTTTTTGATCATAGTCTAGATTGATGTCTTGAAAAAATTCAACATATTTCGTTTTTGGACGTTGCTTCTTTTCTTCTTCGTTCACTTTGCGCCTCACTCATTTTCCGTCGATGCTCAAGAGAAAGTTTTTTACCAATATGTGCTTTAATCATTTTTTTTCTATATATAGGATCAGCCCACAGTCTAAGTTGGTTTTTACTTATTACTTCCAATAATTCCGGTGTCTTTGGTCTACCAGTATTAGCTTTTCCTATTTTGATCTTGGTTTCTTTTGAACATATTCTTCCTTTAGCACTAGAATATCTTCCTTTATTGTCCCTGTCTTTTGCATTATCTTTGTGCGTGCCAAGAAATAGATGTGATGGATTAACACATTTTCTATTATCACAATGATGGCAAACAAGCATTCCTTCCGAAATCTTTCCCTTGTAAAGCTCATAAGAGAACCTATGAGCCCTGACTACTCTTCCTTTATAAGCAAAGCCTCCATAACCACCACCTACATGATAACCACCTACATAAGCACCTTTCCATACCCAGCAATTATTGTCATTTTTATCAAAGAATTTTTCGAATCTTTTGCAATCTTCTTTTTTTATCATAATAAACTATTATATAAAATTTAAAGATCACTGTCGATATCTACCATCTATTCTTGATTAATGAACGCGCTCAATTTTCTATAATATAACTCTATATTTTCTTTTTCTTGTGGTAGTCCGTGAGTATCATAACCATTATTTGATTTCATCTCTTCAATATGATCCTTTAATTCAGAAACATTAAATGAAGCATCATGAATGTTTTTAGTAACTTCTGCATATAGTTTACCAAGATCTGTTAAGAATGATTCGCTCATAAATTTCTCCTTATTTGTTATTTAATTTATTATTTAATTTGTTATTCGGGAGCGCGCTCAAAATGACCGCCATCATTAATTTTTCCGCCTCGTTTAGTGAAAAAACCACCCCAGCGATTTTGTTTATCTAGCGATTCCCAATATTTGCCAAACTGCTCATAATCTTTACTTTCACTAAGATACTCTCCTTCTGGAGTAAAGAGGTTTAAATCAACGGCAAGTCTCTTTATATGCAAACTATTCTTTATTCCTTTCCCCTGCTTAGCATAAATTTCAGCTTGTTCAGGAGTCCTGTAAACTTCACCTATGCTTACATAGAAACCACTGCTTAAAATTTTTTGTATAAGATTCGAAAAATCTTTAGCGAACCTTGTCTGCTGCTCGTACATCTTCATAAATTATTTCTCTAATTAGAATAGGCTCTTCCAATGAGTGGCATCAACCGCATAAAATTCTTTAGTTGCTCCTGCTGCAAGGGAATATGGATTGTTTATTGTTCCATCCATATAAGAGCTAGCCCTTGGATATACATCACATATTTTAGCACTTTCATTCTTTACTATCACTCGCATATTTGCTATTGCAACTAGCAACAGAACGGAATCATTATCGCTTGCACACACAGTTACAAAATTAACATAGGATGTGAGAACTGTTGCATTAGCCTGACCACCACCAGCATAAGCAGTAATAGTATCCGTGCTAGTTGAACGGAATCCCCCATCAGCTATAATAGCTCCATAAGAATGAAACAATCCATCACTAGAGCGCAATTCTGCTATTACTGCAGGTGTAGCAGTAGTAGATGATCCTGACTCCCATGTAAATCCATAATTTGCTGTATTTTGAATAAAACGACGCAATGCCCAACTTGTAACATAAGTACCGAACGGTGGTGTTATATTTTGAGTAGGACCCTCAGTAGTAGATCCAAGTGCAGCCGATGCCATGTAATCGCACCAGGCTTTATAAGTTGTCAAGCTATACCAACTAATTCCTCCTGATCCAGCTGTGCCACGTTGAAAACCAAATTTTGGACTTACGACACCACCAGTAGCAGTTAAAAACGCAGTGCTCGGATTAAAATAAAACTTTGTAGATGATACATAAGGAGCTAATTTTCCAGTATTAGCTGTAACCCATACAGGATACATCGTAGCGGCAGTAGCCACATCGTTAGTTATGTTTATTGTAGTATTGAATGATGTCCAATCAATAGATGTTAAATAGCCTGCCAAAGCAGATGTAGCAGCTTGTGTTGCAATCGTATATTGAGCTTCAGATAAATGATAGTATTCTCCAGCTGTTCCCCCTTGCAGACCAGATAAAGAATTATGAGATACAGCAGGGGAAACGGATGATGCTGTTATATTTGGTATGTTAAGTCTAACTGGATTAGCGGCTAATCTACATTTACCTTTAGTAGAATAAGTACTTTTAGTTTCCCAAGTAAATTGGTATGCTATTACAAATTCCGCAATTCCGAGCCCATCAAATGAAAAGAGTGAAACAGCTTCTGCTCGGGCAAGAGCTAAAGTGGAAAATTCACTACGCCCATTAACTACAATATATCTGGATGCGCCTACAAGGTTTGTATATAACAGATATGAATTATATAACTTATTAAAAGTACCCTCAGTCATCGTTCCCGCATTATCAAAATTAATATAACCCGCGGGAGTATAATAGTATGGCATAGCATCAGCCACCCAGCTCCAAGTTGATGAAGCTGTTCTGTAAAAGCTAACATAATCTGTATTGGTTCCATTTGGCTGAACTAATTGGGCTAAAGTCCAATTAAGATCTTCATCTGCAATATTGGTTTCTGATATAGCAAACGTATTATCTAAGTCTACAGGTACTACTGGAGCTATCACAAACCCAGTTGGTACCCCACCGTTTAGCAACCTTGTTCCAACAGTAAAGTGATTATAATAATGCACTCTCTGATCGATTAAACATGTGTGTCGCTCATCCATTAGCCAATACTTGGGAGTTAATGCGTCGTCCCAACAAACAATCGCTACTGGGCATTTTCCATCTAGTAAAGTCCAAGCAATTGTAGATTGTATTAAAGTACCAATAGTTGAATCTATATAAATAAAATAAATGTTTTTTGCAGGAATTACGGGAGCACCAGGAAGCGTTGCTGTTTTGTTGCCTACTATAGTATATTCAACGCCATTATACATATACTTCCAGCCTGTACCTCCTGTTAAGTCAGTAAGTGTAAATATATACGTAGCGGGATTGAATGATACCGATGTTTGTGCGTTATTTACAAAGCCCCTGCGTTGTATGTCTGTCCACCTAGCATCAAGTAAACTAGAAATCGATTGCCAACTTGGTACGTTAGCAGCGCTTGAAACAAGAACGGAGCTAGCCGCAGCAGAAATAAATGATGTGGTATTAGCAGCTGTTTGATATGGAATCTGATTAGCTGTACCACCATAAATATTAGTAGCAGTGTCAGCATTACCAGTTACATTACCCGTTAGGGCTCCGGAAAATCCAGTAGCCGTTAAGATCCCAGTGCTCGGAACAAATGACAGTCTTGCGCTAGTAGTATATTCTGCAAGATTACCTGTATTAGCTGTTACCCATGTAGGATAAACTGAAACAGCTGTTGCTCCATCATTGACAATAGTTATTGCGCTTGCATAGGTAGCTGACCCAGCATTGCCGGTGCAAGAACCTGATGAACCTGATACGTTTCCCGTTACATTACCGGCAAGCGGACCACTAAATCCTGTAGATGTCAAAATACCTGTACTAGGGACGAATGAAAGCTTAGTAGACGAAACGTATGTAGCCAAATTACCAGTATTCGCAGTGTACCAAGCTGGATAAACGGTCCCAGCATTGGTTGTGTCGTTTGTAATAGTTGAAGCCGACGAGTAAGTAGAACTTCCAGCATTGCCCGTAACGGAACCCGTGATAGCGTTCGTAACGGTAATATCCGTAGCCCACAACATTAATAGTCGATTAGTTGTGTCACCTATTGTCTGTGGCGTAACTTGGCTAACTAAAACGGCACCACTTAAGGAAGTTAAATATACATTCGTATCTAGACCAAACGTACCCGCTGCTGTCATCTTAACGAATGAAGTAGCTGCATAAGTAAGACCAGACAAGGAAGTTAAATTAGTGCTTAATGGCTGGCCGCCTAAACCAGCTAAAGTGTAGGTCGGTACATTTAATGTATTAGCGATAAATGTAGACGAACCACTCGAGCCTATTGTTGTAAGGGCTGCAATCCTTCCTGCGTAGGCATCATTCCAATTTGTTTGATCTGTTACTAATGGGAAATAATATAGAGGATTTATAGTTAAGACACCTGCTGTAAAAATAAGTGGAGCAGGCCAGGAAATAACACATAAAGCCTTTATAGCATCTAATTGTAATTGAACATTGGCATTTATATTAGCTAAAGCAGGTACGGTAATATTAATTTCGGGATAGTTTGAAGTATTAATATTAACTATATTACCAGTACTAACAATATTCTGTGCTAAAACAATATCTGTCTCGTCCTGTTGAGGGATGTAATAAGAAATTTGGTTGTGAAAAGAAAACCGTAATTTGTCCATAATATATTTACTTTAAAACACCAAGGGCTAGATTAACAACCCCTGGTATTATTATTTTATGTTTAACTAACATTAATATGGAATGGCTGGCCATCCAGTTGTATAATCATAGGCGAGAACCGCGGCATTAGTTGCTAACGCGTTAATTGCTGCCCTATGAACATCTGAATTTACATCTGTTAAATAATGTAACTCTACTATTCGATCTATAATTGCCTCTAAATCTGCGAATGCAGCTATAGCTACAGGAGCATAATTAATATCATTTACATAATATCCCACAGGTAGTGCCATAGCACGATTAAAAGTAAGATCTTCGTTAACTAATCTCTGCAAAGTATTGCTATCAGAAAAGTATGTAGCTCCAGTTACCGTTACATGACCTATTTTTTTATTAAATGCATACCCTAACATAGTATCAATAGTTATAACTTTCTGTTGTGCTAAATTAGGTGTGGGGTTTAAATAAGCAGCATAAGCTACCGTATAAGCAGCAACATTAGTAATATATGTATCACCATCAGCATAAGGCATAGCATCAGGTACTGCTAAGGAGCCAGTAGACAATATATTATATGATCCCTGAATATAGTTTCGACTAGTGTATCCAGCTGGCAATGCATAAGCAGGATTCAATGTTAGAAAAAATGACAAAGGCATTGCAAGATTATTGATATAAATTATGTTATCTGGTGTATGTCTAAATGATCCCATAAAATTTTCCTATAATTTAATTAAATAATAAACTGCAGTAACTGGATGAATTATATTAAACGGTGTCGAACTCCCTTCATCAGCAATTGTTAAATATGAATCAGCAGAAACAGCGGATGATCCAATCGTGTCCAGTAAAAAGTAGCCTCCACCACCATCCCGCGCATTAACTGAAGATCCTGGATGGTTATGTTTTGGCATTTCAGCTGTTGCCGACATTGTATGTTGCTCTTCACCAAACTTTTCACCTATAACATAAGTTTTAATTCCAGCTGTACCAGCCTGGATTAATGATCTTCCCGTTGCTTTTGGCAAATCCAACCGTCTGTTTGCATTAAAATCATTTATTGCACTTGTACCCCTCGCAACAACCGCACCGATAGAGCTATAAACCAATAAAGTGGTAGGGACTGCATTAGTAATGTTCCACAATAAAACAAATAAATCGTGTGTATCAGCGTTAGCCCGTGTTGTTGCTCCTGAAGAAGCATTTCCAATATTTCCCTCATTGAGTTGTACCCACCCATTTTGCACAAGCTGATAAGTAGCCTTAACATCTCCAGTCACTGCAGCTGCAGTAGTGCTATTTGTTACAACTACAATAAACCAATTAGCTCCATCTGACTTTATTTGTATGAACTGCCATCTAACATTTACTAAATAAGTCCCTGCCCCATCAATTGTTTGGGTTCCACTTGGAAGGATCGTTGTATAATTGGCAGTAGCATCTATTTTTTTAAAGCCAAGTGTAAAACCTCTTCCAACAGTAACACACGAAGGCAATGTAATCGTAAAATTTCCAGCAGTATTATCACAATTAAATATTCTTCCAGTATCTTGTAATTTGACCGTGTAAGCTGCGCTTAGATTAGAAATAGTTCCTCTTGTTAAAGCACTCCCTAATTTCCAATTAGAACCATCCGACCGACATTCAATAAAATCATTATAATCATATAAAGTTTTTCCGCCGCCGGTTGTGGCATCGGCGCCATCAATAGTTTGAGAACCAAATGGAACTATATTAACTACATGTGTAGATACATCTGTCTTTTTAATCCATATTTTATATGTATCACCAACAACTGAAGCACTTGGAAGATTAATAGTAACATCTGCAGTAGCTGCATTTGCTAGCAAAGTATAGTTTCTATCAGCAAGCAAAGTTGTATATGTTCCACTAACAACTTTAGCTAGCGTATTTGTTGAATTTAAGTCTGTAATAGTAGCGGTAAGCCCAGTAAAATCATGAGCGTCATATTCATTAATATTATCAATAGTTATATATGTAGTGGTTTCGGCACTATTTTTAATAATAAGTTTATATGACCCACGAATAAATATTGCGCCACCAGGTGCCCGACCATTACCATCAAGTGTTATATAAGCTAAAACATGAGGTGTCGTTTCGGCCTCATCCTGCCATGTGAGCTTAGGGGTAGATGTACCTGCCTGATACCAATATAGATGACCTGCACTTAAAGGATTGCCATCATTATCAAAAAATTGTGGTACTTCAAATAGTCTAGCCATTATTGTTTTCCTGAATTATTCATATTACTAATTAATTTATGAGCACCTTCTATAATTGGATAAAATCCTAGATATTTTACTGCTTCTTTAACTAATGGATTTACCGTTTCTTCTTTCGCATTTTTTCCAAGTTTTGCAAAACCCTCTAAAATATTTCGTCCAGCTTTAGACGTAGATAATTTTCCAAAACCATAACTAGTTAAAAATAAAGGAGCTAAAAATCCTTTTCCCATGGTAAGACCTATTCCGCCTAAAGCTGCGGCTACGGTGCTTTTTACACCCCGTTCTTTCCAGAGCTTGGTAGAGGCTTCTTTTCCTGACGGCCAGCCTTCTGCAACTCCTTCAACCAAAGCATCAGGACTTATTCTTTCAATCCTATTAACCAATTCTTGATATCCTTTAAACGTATTCATTTCACTTTCAGTATAAAGTGATTTATTCGTTTCCCCAAGCTTAAGAGCTTCATTGACATATTTGACTGGATTTAAACCAATTCCTTTCAAATAAGCTCTATCATAAGCCTCATGTAAGTTTGCTGCTTTCAACGCCAAGGTTGCTGTATTATCATTTTTAGGCATTAATTTTAATAAATCACTTGTGGCATTAGGTTCGTCAGGCTTGAGAAATTTCCAAATAAAGTTGTCTGCATTTTTACTAGAACCCGAACTATACTCATCAATAATGTGTTCCAAAGGCTTAACGGTATCATGATAAAGTCGGTTGGATTCTCTAAATAATTTCAATGTTTCCTCATCACCATATTTGTTTATATGACCTTCATAAGCACTTTGAAGCGCTCCATACAATCTTTTGAATTTTCCTTTATCATAAGAATTGGTCGCATCACCTAACTTTTGACCAACCCTTGTTTTATGCATTCGTAGTTCTTCAGGAGACATACTTGGAGCATTCATTAATAAGGCAACATCCGCTTTATCAACTGAACCATGAGGAACACCTGTGGCATGTAAAATATCAGCTATTTGACTCTGGTGTGGAGCTAAAGCACGGTATATTTCAGGATTTTGTACATATAATTTGCCATTTAACAAACCTTCCATATAATCCGCAATTTCTGATGGATTTGTAATGTTCATTTGAGAAAAAATAGCCTTCATCTCATTACTAGATTCTTTTCCGGCAATGTCAGCGGAAATCCTGAGCAAAGTATTTCTTCTCAATGATTTATTTATTCCTTCTTCTTGATTAACTATTTCATTTGCGATATCTACAAGTTTTGTAGTATCAACATCAGGGGTGTTTTTTAATTTTTCTACAATCTTCGAATCCATTTCAGAATATGTTTTTCTTGCCTGGCTCAAATGCTGTTCAGACTTTCCAAACAAAAATTGACTAAATCCTGGAGTAGTTCCAAGTTGCTCTTTTTGTTTTTGCAATGAACCTAATTGATCTTCATAAATTTTCCGTTGATGAAATGGAATAGCTTCATCTTGCAGCAAGCCCTTTAGCTCTGCTGATCTTTTTTCAATATCACGACCAATCACAGTCGTTGCTTCTCCAGTAATCTTTGCCTTTACTCCTTTTGCCAAGCCAAAAACTTGTTTGGAACGCTCGGTAATTAATTTACCATAACCGCTCATAGGTAACCATTTGGCAATCTTTTCTAAGGTCGGATAAATGGGAAGTTGAACTCCAAATTCCTTTGACGTTTTAGCAATTTCATCAGCAAGCGGCCGGGCCATTCCACCAATTAACTTTCCAGCGCCACCAAATGCTAGAGCAGCCGCACCAGCTAACGCATCACTAGCAATATAATGATTGTTTTCTGGATCATATTGTAATTCATTAAATGCAACTCCTTCACCCACCCAATCAGCCAATTTGCTAGGTGTTATGGTTTTCCTAGCATTAATTACCGATTTGGCTGCAGCATTCTTGACTGCAGTCCCCATTGCTTTAACAAATGATCCTTTGCCACCGATTCTCTCTGTGGCTGCAATGACATCTTTTACTGCCTCCCCACTTGCTCCTATTAGTTCTTCTCCAGCGGACAACATACTCATGCCTTTCAAAACATATGCAGTTGATGCAATATTACTACCTAATTTACCTAATTCGAAAACAACCGGGTGTGAAGCACGTGCATTTTTTACCAAATTACGACGAGAAACATTTCTATCATACCAATTTGTATCTCTATCAACTGCCCCAGCAAAATAATCCGCAAGAGCAACGTAATTTTCTTCTGGTACTCCAGGGAGTTTTCCGATCAATCTTGCGCTGGTTGATGCTGCTCGACCTAATAATTGCTCAGCACCCATGAGCATGTCACTTAATCCAACTGCTCCACCAAGAAAAACAGAACCAAGCATTGACATTTTATCGCTATTGTCAAAACCATGGGGCTCTGCATCATAATCTATTGGTTTTTCAGTTTGTGCATTTGGCTGTGCCGTCATCTGCACTTCTTGTTCACGCTTCTTTGTTAATCTCTGTTCGCGTAAAGCTTTTAATTGATCTCCAATGGAAGGTGTTGGCTGACTTTGAGGTGGCGATATCTCTTCTATAGTCGGTGTTTTATTCCCTTGATTAACCTCATCAGCCATTTTTTTGGAAAATTCGAGTCCTTGTTCCATTTGCGGATTTTCATATCCGGGTTCTGGAGCGATTCCCGATATCTTTCCAATATTTTTAGTAAGTGATAATTTAGTAGTCATTATTCACCAGTTAATATAGAGTTTGGACTAGCTGATCCAGGATTGAAATCTGAAATTATTCCATTATTGAATGGCGCTGATGGTCCTGCTGCACCTCCAAAAACTTCGTTAGTTAATTGTTGAGTCTGGACAGCATTTCCAAACTTTTGGTCGTCAGCCATTTTTTGTTTAGCAGCCTGAGGTAAATCTTCGGGATGTTCAGTAAAATATTCATCCCAAGTATCTGCCAATTCGCCTCTCAATTTTCCATGAGCATCTTTGAATTTTTGTGAACCCAAAAACTTATCCCATGATTCCTCAATTTGTGCTTTAGAAGTTATCCCATTCTGTCGCATCATATTAGCAAAACTCAACTGCTGCTGAGTTATATGAGTGGCTGCTTCAATATCATCTAACTTGCCATAAATAGCTGATACTGGATCAGAAACGCTAACTTTTGCCCGAATAATTGTAGACAACAATGCCTTGGTTCCTCTTGATGCTCCAGGAGTTGCAGCAAGTTTATCTAAAGCTATATTTAAACTTTTAGCATCAGCTTGATTAACAAAAGGTAATGCAAATTTAGTTACATTTCCTACGACTGGGCCATAAGCCCATTCATTTTCTTTAACTGAGTTTCTCATATCTTGTGCTTGAATCTTAATATCATTCGCTGTTGCCGCAGCATTTGGCAAGTCTTGTTCTAACCATTGAGCACTTATCCCTTCGGCTTTTTTATCAAATGCAGATTGCGCACCGTTTGTTTTTTTGAGTTCAGCAACATCTACTTTTCCCTCATTCATCAATCTTATTTTTGCCATTGCTTGATTAAATGGATCCATCCTTTGTGCTGTATCATAAGCACTTTTTGCTCTGGCAATGACACTATCATCTAAATTTTCAGGCAAATCCATGCCGTAATGTTTGAGCTTTTTCCTGGAAAGTTGGTATTGATCGTCTTTCCCTTCAGGATAATTTAAATGCGTCTGATATATTTTTGCTAATTCACCTTGAGCAACTTGCTCTTGCAATTGATCAACTGACATAGACGCCACTTTGTTTTGTAGCCCAAGATGAATATTATTTAATTGTTGTGAGCTTAATTTATTTCTTATATCTTGTGGCAAAGCTTTTAAAAGCAATCTTTTAGTTTCCACTTCATATTGTCGCGCTGTTTGCTCTTGCTGTAATTGAGTAGGAAGAAATTTTGCCTCCAATTCTCCTTTGACTAATAATTGCTCACCACGTTTTACTTCCTGCTCTCCACGCTTTAATTTTTGTTCTATTTCTTTAGGCTGTGCTTGTGTTATCCGTGTCTTCTGGATCAAATCCTGAACATCACCATAGGTTTGAAGGCCAGTTTTAAGAGCCTGCATTATGGGGCTACCACCTTTTCTTGCTTCTAATTCTGCAAAACCTAAATAATTTGGGGTCATGTCTAACGCCATAATTTTCACCTATTGGAATAATTTAGATAACCAATCCATAGCACCCTTTCCACCTTGAGAACCGGCAGCAGCTCCAGCCGGACCCCCAAACATAAAGCCACCCACGCCACCAAGCAAACTGCCCATACTACCTAACCAGTTTCCTTTAGACATCTCAGCCTCAGCCTTAGCCTTCGCCGCAGCCTGCATCTCTTCTGTGCTCATCTTTGTATAATTCAATCCTAAATTAGCCAAGCCCATTCCGCCTTGAGCTTCTAATCCCGATTGATGTGAAGCAGAAGCTTGTCCCATTCCAGCTATATTACTCAATCTACCCTGATAGTTATTTAACCAATTGCTCCAGTCTTGATTCGCTATTCCTTGAGTTTGAGCTGATATACCCCTCATTTCAGCTCCAGACATTCCTTGCCCACTTGCCGCAGCTCTTCTTCTTGCAGCATTAGTTGCTTCATTAACTGCATATGTATAACCGGGACTAGATTGAAATTGCTGCATCAAAGAACTTTGACCAGCAGCACCTTTATCACCAATCCCCAAACTGTTTAAATAAGCAGACATAGCATCAGTGCCAGCTTGCATATAAGGCTGATTCATCCCCATTGATTTTTTCAATGAATCCGCAATATCTGTTCGCCCTTGCGCTTGAGCTGCTTTAATAGCATCAAGTATTTTTTGCTCACTTGCACCATATATATCTTGAGCATTACCAGAACCACCAAAAATAGAACTTAACATGATATTAATCCTCTATCAGACCTTTATGGAACAACTACGCCAGTTATTTTTTCATCAAGTTGTGCTTGTATTGACTTACCAACGTTAACACCAGACAACATATTTAATTCCGGAACAGATACCTTGAGATTAGTAAGATCAGCTCCATTGGGTTCAGCGCCCCCAGTTCTTTCATACAATGCTAATAAAAATCTATAATGTGCATTCTCATCCTTAAGCATCGCAGGTGTGGGCGGTTGTAATATTTTTACATTTGTATTTGCCATAAATAAACTCCACTTATGATCCAGTATCTTCTATTTCTACAATTGCACCTTTTAATACTTTATATATCGGATCGGAAATTCTTATTTTAAATACGAATTCCCGTCCAAACCCTAGTTTATTAAATTTACAACGTCTCATCGTCTCACCAACCTTACCTACAGTTGCATGAATTTCTTTACTCCAGCTATAACCACCATCTGTAGAGTATTGCAACATAACGATTGGATCGCTTCCTTGTCCTGAAACCAATCCAACAGCCGCTTCTAATGCTGGCTGTAACGAATACACAGCTATCCTATTCAAATTAACATGTAATGGAGCGCTAATCGCTTCATTAATTATTGGCATAAGACCATCTTTAAAATAAGTACCAGACATTCTATAAATCTTTCCACTTTGCCAATCACCAATATAATGTTCTCCATTATGATAAACATGACAATTAGCTAAATATCTACCCTCAATATAATCTTTATCTTTAACATCATTCGGAGCTCGTACAGTTGTTCTCTGCCTCCAAGCTTGGGAATCAAAATCATAAACCCATGTTATATCCTGACTTGGGAAAGTAAGAAAATAAAATATCTTTCCTGTCCATTCGCATACAAAACCAAATGCATCATCTATATAATCATACTCTTGCAATTTGTCATTTAGAGGCTTGTCAGAAATCACATGCGCTTGATAATTAACTAGCATGACAACCACACGACCACCATTAATGTTTTGAGCAAGCCAAAATACTACATTGTTAGAAGCTGAAGCTAAAGAATATGGTGCTTTTGTTCCCCAATTTATAAGTAAATTAGGCCTTCTCTGAAATGGGAAAGGACTCGTACCCGCATCGATCCAAACTTCAGTTGTATAATTTCCAATAAAGAATATTTCTTGATTAATAGCTATTCCACAAACAACATTATCAGGGAAAGCATTAGTACTCGCATAATCCAGTGCATTTACAGAACTAAAATCTTCAATATCAGATATATAAAATCTTTCAGTATTACTCTTTGGGAAAACCCCATAAGTATCTAAATAAATTGGTGTAATAGGCGGATAAAATACATCATCAATAGTAACATCAAAAATCCAGCTGTCGTTTTTAGTATAACCAGAAGTATGTACGAATTTTATTATTATTCCATCATCCAAAGGTTGGTCAAAGCTAGTAATAGGTATGTTTTGTCCTGTAAAAGTAGTACCACCATCATTGCTCCATTTAAATGTGTCCTCAGTCCCAGCAGCATTGCCAGTAAACGACCATGAATCGGCCATAGTGTGACCGGTTATAAATTTAAAAACTATTTTTATCCCGTCTTGTAATGTTATCGGAGAAAGAGAAACAGGAACTGTTGATGCAGCCCATGTTACCCCTCCGTTATTGCTCCATTTAAACGTGTCAGTTGTGGATAAACCATCTATCTGTACCACAAAATTTTTATTTACCAAACCGTTGTAAATTCCAGACGTAACTATAGGATCATTCTTTCCAGTTCCTGTGAAAATTGGAGTTGTTATAGATGATAGAGATTGACCATCAATTGTAATGTAATATCTTCTATCATTACTTCCTGTAAATGTACCCAAAGCTGATAGTTCGCCGGTACCCATGCCCGAACCAAGAAAGGTTACCTTTCCAATATCAGAACTTGCATTCGTAATCTGAAAGAAAGTTCCGGCTGTCCTGGAAGAAGTAGTTACCAATTGATATATATATCCAAATTGATAATCAGTAACAAATATTTGATTATCATTTGCCATAAACTTAACAATTCCCATGGCGGTTTTGAGCGTGCCTACTTTATTCCAGTCACCATTATCGTTATATATTCTAAATTCATCATCAATTACAGCATAAAAATAACCGTTTAGACTGTACATTCCCCTGACATTATCATTTAGACCGCTATCATCCGACCATAGATCAGAACCAGGAAAGGGGAATAGCACTTTTTTAAATGCTGCACTTTCGTCTATATTTCCATACCAGTTTTTACATACCTGAGCATTCAGCTGTTTAGCAGTATATTCTTTTGCTTGTGGGGCAAAATCTATTGGTGCTCTCTGAACTGGCATTAACGTCCCCTTAATCCACTACGAGATGGCATAATGTATATAGAACCTAATTCATTATCGTTTTCCATGGCACGCATTAAACTTTCTTGTGCTTGCTGCTCTAGTTTTGCAAAGTTTTCACCTTGAGCTTTCCCATATACTGGTGCTAACTTTACAGCTAGGTTTAATTCTATTGCTTCGCCCCATTCTTGTGGGAAATCAAAATCATCATCATTAACATTCATATCTTGAATTTTTCGATCTACAACAAAATTTAAATAATAAGAAACATCACTTGGATTTTGCCAAATATTAATTATTAACTTATCTATTTGCCTATCATAAGACCACATATTTGGAGCACCCAAACTAACTTTATTTGGCATGTTTGTATAATCTAAATATGATTGAAAAAGTAATGGAGTGTCTAAAGTGCTAGTTATTAAGTGTCTTGTGGCTGAATAGGGATTGAAAACAGTTGTTAATCTGTTTGTATAACCAAAAACATATAATCCAGCAGTTGCAGTACTCGCAAAAGGATTTGTAATCTGTATGGATGTGGCTGACAAAACATTAACCACCGTAGTCCAAAAGAAATATCCACTATCTAATTGAATGCCAATTTTATCACTTGCAGCAAAACCAACACTGCTTGAAACTGTAATTGTGGTCGCACCAACAATTGCATTCGCAGTTAATTGAGTACTATTTATTTCATCAGCAGTTACATTATCAGTACTTGTAAGGGAAATTTCGTATGCACTCTGCGCTTTTTGCAAGAATAATATTATTTTCTGCCTAACCCACAAGTGTTCAGCTTGGTTTTGCCAGGACTTAATCATTAAATTTAATTTATTTTCCGCAATTCCATAATCATAATCGGTAACACTATCGCCCTGTCCTACAATATTAATATCTTCAAGGGCCATCCTAATGCAATCGGCTGCAGAAATTGTATAACTTGTAGTATTTGATGTTGGCATAGTTTAATCCAAAAATTCATCTACAGGTGGAGATCGAACAAAAGGTGCAACCTGTCTATCTATATAGCCTCTTGTAAAATCTTGTGGCTGCCTTATTTCGTAGCAATCTTTACATACATACAAATTATCCCATTCAAGTTGAACTTTTTCTGCTTTAAATTTACCACCACATCTGTCGCAGATTACATTCCAGCTACCTTTTTTGAGAAAATTTGACCTACCCATTTCGCTATCTCCATGCAATACGGAAAATTATATGACCATCATCATCTTTACCAAGATTGGTTGTTGTGAATAAGATACTTCCTGTTTGTCCTTCTCCACCGTTATTCTTATATCCACCAAATTTAATCATAGATTCTTTGTATGGGTGATTGCCAGCAAGAGACATGAGTCGTACATTAACATCTGCCTCCCAAAATAATTCAATTGTAAATCCATTCAAATTATAAGAAATATCGAAAATTTTATCATCAGTCGCAGCACTATAAAGAGAAGCATCGAAAAGTTTTGTTAAAGTTTCCTCGCCAGAATTATCGCCAATTATAGTGTATTTTACTACGGTGAACTTAGGCCCTCTTTCTAAAACTTGGGTAGTTATAATGTTTGGCATATTATCTCCACGCTAAACGCAATGTAATATGACCATCTCTGGCTGTTGAAGCCAGGCCTGAGGTGGTTATTAAAATATCGCCAGTTCTACCAGTTGTGGTTGTGGCATTTTTAAGCCCACCAAGTTTAATGTAACAATTATGATATGGGCGATCCTGTGCTAAAGACATTAATGTAACATCTGTTGTAGCATCCCAAATTAATTTAGCGCTAAAGCCATTTAAGCAATATGAAATATCGAATAACTTGTTATCTGTTTTTGTACTATATGCGGAGGCATCAAACAAAACTGCGTTAACTAATTCAGTAGCAGTAGCTACATCACCTTTAATAGTAACTTTGACAATAGTAAATTTCGGACCCTGCTCTAAAATCTGTGTCGTAAGTGTGTGCGGCATAATCCCTCACTAGTATTTACCAAGAACAACTAAAAGAAGGGTGGTAGTTACCCACCACCCATCTAATTATCATTATAATGCAGCAACAATTGCACCAGCAGCAAGACGACGTAACTTAACATATATGTCAATCGTTCCTGCACCAGTACAATCACCTACTGTTGCTTGAACTTGGAGTTTCTTTCCAGATTCAAGAACAGTATGTTCACCAAGAACAGATGCATCACTATTGTCTACAGTTACACTAGCACCTAAGTTAGCAACAGTTTCGACAAAGAAGTTCAACTGTCCTTTGGCATTATTACTCTTTAGTTCAAAGTTAGTACCACCAGCTAAACCAGTGCCATCTGTCTTCACGACAACATCTTCAATTGCTAATTCTCCAGCACTTGATACACCAGTAATATCTACTGGAGCACCGGAAACAATATCACTTGAGACCATTGTCTTTTTAATCCAGAAAACAGTACCGATAGCACCTAGAGCAGATCCTGACCCATAAACCAATGTAGTGCCATTAGAACCTATGGCATCAATAATGGACTTGGAAGCGGCTAGTCCTGTGCCCAGTGCAACACCACCAGAAGCGACAAATGAAGCTAGTGAACCAGGAGCAGGAGCTGCAACAAGAGAGGTAGCATCAATTTTTGAAATATTTTCACCAGCACTTAAAAACGTTCCCGCTGTTCCTGACTTTGAAACAAGTGATTCATGTAGAACCATCATTGTGTCACCAGCTTCAACATTAACAGTGTAACCTGGGAATACTACAAAAGTACCAGTTGTTGATACATAACCGATAATAGGTTGGATCTCCGATTCAGGAGCAGCACCAGGTACGTTTGCATTCTTAATAACCTGCATGTAATACTTAGTGTTGAATAAATCTTCACCATATCCAGCCAAACTTGGTATAACAATAGTGGCTGTAGAAGGCGCCATTCCTGCATCACAAATTCCACGATATACCAATCCATTCCTCGCTGCGGAAAATGTAGCCAACGTACTAAGCGCTTGTTGAATATACTCTTCGCGCTCTAGTATAGTACCATCAGCATTTGCTTCAACTGCATCAGAGGTAAACGGAGTTGTTACGTCTGCTTCATTGGTACCAATTGCACCAAATAGAGACGCAGCACTTGCAGCAGTTGCGGCAGCAGCAGTTGTACCATCGGTACCAATAGCATTGATCAATGACTTGCTATCAGCTAAAGGAGTACCGAGAGCAGTACCACCAGAAGCTACAAACCTAGCTAAAGATCCAGCAGTTGGGGAAACAGCCAATGTTGCACTATCAATCTTCAATGCTTCTGCTTTGGCTAATAGAACCTGTCCACCAACCGAAGTAGTATTTACGGCAACAGTAGTACCATCAGAACCAATAGCATCAACAATTGATTTAGAGTTGTCTAATGCTGTACCCAAACCAACACCGCCAGAAGCAATAAAAGTTGCCAAAGAACCAGCAGTAGGAGCTACAGCAAGAGTAACCATATCAAGTTTATCAACCTGCCCTGAAACTGTGTTTGCACTATCGCCAATTTTGGCAGTCAAGCTTATCAAAGCATCGCCAGATGGATCACCAATATCAGTTGCCAAACCAGTTAAATCAGCTGTAACAGTTGTAGCACCATCGCCCAACTTTGCAGCTATACTAGTTAATGTGTCACCGGATGCATCACCAACGTTAGTGTTGATGGTGTTGACATTAGTGTTAATGGTGTTGACTAAAGTTCCAAGTGAAGAAGTACCAGAAATCAATGATTCATGAATGATCATAATATCATCAGCAGCTTCTACAACATTACTAAAGGCGTTAGTTGTAAAGGTCCCAGTTGCTGATACATAATTAGTAATCTGACGGATCTCCGATTCAGGAGCAGCACCAGGTACGTTTGCATTCTTAATAACCTGCATGTAATACTTAGTGTTGAATAAATCTTCACCATATCCAGCCAAACCAGCACAAGCAATAATGGTTGCAGAAGCACCCATTGCTGCATCGCACTGTCCACGAAATACTAAACCTGATAAATCAGGAACTATATTTGATTGTAAGAATTTCAATTGTTCAATGACTGAACCGTTAGCATTAGCAGTAATTGCAGTACTATCGTATCCAGTTCGAATTAAATCATCTAAATTCGAATTGACTGCATCAGGAACGCCAATCATTGTTTCTAAAGATTTGAAATTGGCTCTGGCAGAAGGATCACCAATATCAGCTTGAGCATCAGCTACAGCTGCCTGAATAAATTCTGCTCTTTCAAGAAGCGAACCATTTGCATTAGCAACAACAGCATTTGTAATAACATTATTAGCAGCATCATCGCGACCTATCATTACTAGGCTTTCATGAATAACTGCAATCTTGTCTGATGCTTCTACATTTACACTAAACGCATTAACTGTAAATGTACCTGTACCAGAAACATAATCAGTAATTAAACGTAATTCGGTTTCAGGAGCTACGCCATGCGCATTATCATTTCTAAGAATTTGCATGTAGTATTTATTGTTAAATACATCATCTCCAGCACCAGCAATATCAAGACATACAATATTAGTAGTAGATGCAACCATGGCAACATCACAAGCACCTATTCTATAGAGATCTCCCTGTGGAGAAGCTAAGGCTGCTTGAATGAAGTCTAATCTTTCGAAAACATTTCCATCAGCTCCAGGAGCAAAAGCACTTGAATCATAAGTACCAGAAACTTCAGTTTGAATGTTGGTAACTATTGAGTTAATACTTCCACTACCACCTGTACCAATTAGATCGCCATTTTCACCATCAGCATTATAACCAAGACAATTATCATCCCAGTTCATCTTGGCAACAGACGATACAAAAACAATGCCAGAAACTATACGAATATCAACATTCTTTGCCATACCAGTGGTGTTTGCTTGAAGAACAATACCAGGTTTTGGAGTTGCATTAGTGTTCTTTAACTTAACGTCTTCCAAGCGGAGATTTAAGCATCCAGTAGTT